GTCGCCTCCATTGGAGTTTGGTTTCTTAAAGAAATTATTTAAGAAAGCAATGTGTGGACTGAGCCGATCCGAATCGTAAAATCCGGATTAACCTTTACACATCTAAGATGTGTAAAATCGCGTTTTGTTACATCAAACGCGTTACCAGTCGACATAGTTCCTTCTTTCATCCATTTATTTAATGGTAACTTAGGTTTATCCCGTATGGGAACCATAAGTTTACGAAAGAAGAAATCCGTATTTTTGTTAAATTTTCTAGGTTGAACTACTATCGCAGGAAAACCCTGCTCGCAGTTTGATCTAGGTTTATTAACAAAAAGATGTGTATCTATAGATTCAGTAATAGGCCCTACAATAAATTTATACTGTTTAGGTATATATTTGCGTAGAAAAGCTTTTGTTGAGGGAAAGGTCATCTCCCAAAACCAAGGCATCTGCTCTTCAAGAAGAGTAAGCTTATTATGAATATAGAAAACATCCCTTACGGTCTTGATAGACCGTTTAAGGAATACGGGTCGAACATTTGTACCTAGGTACCAATCGGTACCACAAGATTCACGAAATGGACCGGAGGTAAAGGATTTGTCAGAATTAATCTGAAAACCTGAAGCCTCCAATAAGTCGATTGTGAATTTTGCGGCTTCTGTCGGAACGATGATATCATCGCCAAAGACAGATATTTCACCAATGGCTCGAGATCGTCTCATTGCATGGCGCGAAAGCGCAGCAAAGATGACAGTCTCGATCGCAAAGGTATAACCGTTACCCATCGAGGAAAGTTTCTCGAAAGACCCTCTTGTATCTTTAAGTTCACCAGTAGGTGACCTTAAATTAAGAAGGAGGTCATACCAAAGAGGAGGTAATAACATCTCACATATCTTCAAAGATATAGTGTCAGAAGCATTTTTAAGGTCTATTGTGGCATAAGAGCCATCAATAGAACCTAAACGTGCTAATTCCTGATTCTTTTCTTGAGTATTGATATCTATATTCCATCGGTCCCGAAGGGACTTTCGGATATATCTATCAACATTCAGTTGAAGAAAAACATTGAGAACCGGCTCTATAGCGATAGTTCTGTCCGTAAGGGCAGATTTCGGTACAGTGGTAATACGATTACCTTTTACAACCTTAAATATGCGAGACCAAAAATCTTGCATGTCTATAGGTTCAAAACGGTTCGAACATCGCGTTCGATACCAATTATCTAAAGCCCCGATCCATTGGGGCCAAGATAATATCAAGGTTTTCGCATATGGTAGAGCATCTTGGGTAACTGTGTAAGGTAGGTTACGAAACTTAAAATAAGTTGTCGTCTCACCTTTCTTATAACAGTCACCGTAAGCTACTCCGGGACCATGTGTGACGTCAGTCATACCATCACACCCTACAGTAGTTTCTCCAAGAAGTCTTTTAATATCCTGACGTATCTCTTCTAAACAATTCCCAAAAAGGGGTAGAAAAGTACGATCAAGAGATTCAAGGGCTTTATAATTTTGTTTATTATAAAGCCAACAAGATCTCTCTCCTGCCTTAAAAGAATCTAAAGCAGGTATTTCCGTATTTGTACCGGAAAAAGGATACTTCTTGAGAAAACTTTCAAGCTGGTAAACGACAAAATAAAGATAACTATCTTTTTTGTCGTTTGAATTTCTCTGTAATTTAATCTTTGTTACTAGAGAATTATGTAAAGTAGCAACCGCGATAATGTCCCGTTTACGTACGGCTTCTTGAACGATTTTGAAATCATTCATAAGATCATATTTAAACTGATCATTAACATAGTTACGCTTTACATTTTCAGCCAGATCATGGATCAATTTCCAAAAGATTTTGAATTCAAAATCTTTTGGTACTCGAATCTTATCAGATTCAAGCCGTGCTTTTGGTTTAATGTATTTCACATCAACCTCCTTTGATAATTTAGAAGCTAATTGAACAAAAGTTCAAAATGACTTCCATGATATGGTATATACCTGCAAGTGCTTGACAAAGTACTTCAGGTAGCATATCATACATTGAGATTCTCCATCAGAGCAACGATGAAGTCCTCATCATCAAGGGCAGCAACAAGCCGTTGACGCAATATCATTGCATCAGCTGCTGTTATACCTACTGGCATAGAAAAGTTAATTGAACCAATTAAAGGAGCAGTCACATAAGTGCCAGCTTCTAAGGTTTCAACACTTTTATCTATAGTAAATTTCAAACTGGACTTTGCAGTCCCTCGAAAATTACCAGAGCGAGTAGGCTGAGTACGAGCCACAGTCATTGTATCACGATCTGACAAAGAATGTTCAGGTCCTGTATAAATTGTTCTGTGTAGATACTCTTCTGATCGTGTAAAAACATGATCTGTAGGGGTTCCGTTATTAAGTTCATCAACGGGAAAGGTGATACTTGAGTCTAACATAGTTTAGTCCTCTTTTATTTATCTTGTATTTTATTTTATAGCTCGGTAGATTGATCGAGCAATACAAGAAAGATCTACTACTTTTGCCCAATCTAAGTTGATTCTTAGAGAGGGTATTAACGACCTTTTCGGTGAAGGTGTTCGCACCTTTAACCGATGGACGTAGTTAATCTCACCGTCTTGAGTAACATCGAAGTCATCGACATCGTAGTTACCCGAGGTTTCCGTCGTTGAAACATTAACGTAACCTACACCTTTGTATACATGTGTTTCTGTACACCAAGAAGCCAGTGGACTGAGGCCTGCTTTAGGATTCAAAGATGATATAATATCACCAATGTTAAAGAACCAATCAATCGCGAAGGAAAGAGTTGTTAACTCCCACCAAACCGAAAAAGGTTGGTCTAAACCTAAAGACGATGCTAAACCTGCTTCATCGAGATTAATCTCATAAAGCACACCTGCACGATATTGGGAATATCTGTTGATATCAAGAATCTTCTCACATTCAATATCGATACTATCAAAATGATGTATCGTATTGTCTGTAGAAGAATCGAAATCTCTAACAGAATAATACCCACGAGCAGTATTCCGCAATTGTTTATCTGTACCATCTAGCATTTCTGCTATTTGATACATTTCATAAACAAAAGGTCGGAAAGCATAGCGTAATTCCATCCAGAGATCAGATCTTGCTTGTGCCCAATCTTTTAAAGACATAGTCTTCTTAATTTTCTTTAATCTAGAAGATTTCGTCCTAAAACTTCGGAACAAACTAATTAGACGTCTAAATAAAGACGCTAACCATTTCACAGTCTCTGGGAGTTCTCCCAACGATGCAGCTGCCATAAGATCGCTTTCGTCCACATTGGACCAAGCCTTCATTATAGCAACATTACGTTCAGAATCATGCTTATTCAACCAACTATAAAATTCTTCACGGATTCCCGTGACAGCATCTATAAAGGGTGAAGGTGGCGTGAATTCTGTTTCAACGTAACCTGACAATGTTCCGGTAGGATACGGTGAGACTTTTGCTGTACGAGCAAGCGAAAGTATCACAGGATTCCTAGCTTTGATTGTCAACGTTTCACGATACATAGGGTTATTGATTATTTTACCCTCCGCTATTAAGCGCCGAAAATTCGGTGTGGAAACGTCATACATTGCATCGAAGTTTTTAGTAGTGGCCCATGTTATTAAAGTGGGTTCTACTGGACAAACAGGCGTATACGAATGATTAAAGCACCAAGTCTTTTCGACTGAGTCTGAATCATTCTCGTCTGTGAAAACTCTAATGCGTGAACTCATAACATATTATTCCTCAAGAGGAATAGATAAATTAAGAGAACACTTAGTAAAGTGCTATCCTCTTATAACACCAGACTAGCTATTCTGGGTACATCCCACAATAGACTTTTCACGGAAACAACGACAAATAAGTCATTGGACAACTCCTT